CAGCGACCAGCTATAGTCACTTGGATTAGTGCTATCGTCAGATGTGAAGTCGCTGTAGAAACCAATGTACTTGCGGTTAGGGTCAGTAGTTGAGAAGTCAGTCTTCCCATCTTGGCTGTTTGCGTAAGCAAAGTGGGCATAGGCAGTACGGCCGTCAGCACCCGGTTTCCCTGGCAATCCTTCATCGCCCTTTGGCCCCACATCACCGTCTGCGCCTTTAAAAAGCGCCCAATTGTAATCTGCTGGATGGGTGCTGTCTGCCTTTGTGAAGTCGCTATACGTGCCAATGTACTTTTTGCCATCGCCACCGGATACCGTGAACCCGCTTTGACCGCTTACATCATTCGCCCAAGCAGTGTGAAAGTACGATGTTTTGCCATCTGCACCCTTTGCACCGGGAACACCATCAGCACCATCTTTGCCCTGAATCAACTCCCAGCGATTAGCATAATCAGCCGGATTGTCGCTGGGGACTGACGTCTTGTCTGACCAAACAATTGCTCTATACTTTTTTCCGGCTGGCAGTGCTGACATGTTAGTACCCTTGTCATCATCGGCATAGCGGGTCCACGGATAAAATTTAAGTGTTTTAGCCATGTTGGCCATCTGGTTGGCAAGCTCACTGAGGCGTTCGTCAAAGCTAACGTTCTCGTGCACAAACTCACCCAAAGTAAGCTTGACAGAATGGTTGGCGCGACAACGCTCAATACTCAATACCTTGGCAGACAGGAATAGTTGTTGATTCTCATCAGCAATGTGGACGGTTTGATTCAACGGCACATATGGTGAATTAACCAAATCAATATCATACGTTTCATTTGGGTGGTTATACTTCTTCAAGTCTGCCAAAGCCGCTTGCAAAAGTGCCGCCTGCGATTTTGAATCAAACGTTTTAACCCGATTCCAGTCAGATTGTGTTGGGTTAGGGTTGCTGTTGCTTAGCAAACGTGAATATTTCTGCACAGCAATGGTATCGTGCAAGAACCCGTACTGATCAAGCACAAACTGTCCCGTTGGATCAGTCCAGTTGTAACCGATCAAGTTAATTGGATCCTGATTAGTTGATCCATCCGTGCTTTCTGGCACCGCTCCATAAGCCTTAATCGATGTTTCCATGTCATAGGTATCGAGGTGCGTGACGATATTGTTGATGTCCTTATTCATTTCAAAGGAAATCAAGCTGTCACCGGCCGTTTCATGTCGAATGTTAATGACATGCTTAACCAAATTTGTTCCAACAAACTCAAATCCAAAACTAAGCACTGCATCAAAATCTTTTGCCACAGCAATAATGCGAGCCAACGATGATTCTTCACTAGTCCACTCGAGTGTTCGAACATTTTTAGGAAATTCATTAACGCCAATCTCCCAGCCAGAATCATTTGTAAACCTCGTGATGTAGTCAGCGATGGTATATGGTTTGTCGGCCTTGTACGCGCCAACGGTTTCGTTAATCAAATCATTACCGGCATCACTAGCAACAATTGAGTGGATATGTCCTAGTGAATCATGGTCAACCGATTCAATTACCATTTGGTGAGCGTTGCCTTCTTCATCTTGATACATGATGAAGTTGGTCGCTTTAGCCATCTCATTGACTGCTTGTTCCTGATCATTCGTGAAGTGAATATCAAGAGAAAGCTCGACAGCAGGACGATTGTCAACACTTTGTGTTTCTATATCGTTGTCAATTCGCCATTCGCCTTTGCCATCAGTCGACCCAACACCCAAAATGTTTGATTTTCGATCTGCAAAATAATACTCCATTTACAGCCATGCCTCCTTCAAATTAACTTCACATGCAAATGGTTTTGCCCAGCTTGATGGCATGAGCTTAATGGTAGTGTCACCAGGTGGCAAAAGAAACTTGTCCCACTGGTTGCCTAATGTATGCAAGGTGCGATCCTCGCTGCCATTGAAATAAGTTTTGGTATTAGCCACATCAACCGTAATTACATCGCCATTGCTGAAGCGATTCTTAATATCTGTATACCAGCTTACGTTCTGCCATTTAACGGTAGACGCAATTAGATACATAGTCGACTCGCCCCATGTCTTGTCTCGCATAAACCATGCTGAAAATTGCTTAGTCTCGACACTAGCAGCGTCCGAAAAAGTGAATTGACGGGTAATAGTCGTCTCTCGTCCTCTATTGCCAACCCATGGTGACACTCTGAAAACAACCGAATTACCAAACTTCTGCAATTCCAACTGAATGAACTTGTCGTTAGTGAAGATATTGCGATCCAGCTGTTCATTGACGACTAGCTGATTTTTGTAGTAACACATCCACCATATTTGGTCAGACAGTGCACTATTGTCTTTCAGTATCATCTGAAAGATTGGCTTGCCGTCACTTTCTAAGGTTGTTTCGAGTGAGCCAACCTTTGAGACACCAGTTTGAAAACGTGTCATAACATCCCACGTGAGATTGCTCTTGAAGTTACCATTATGTGTCTGAGCAAGGTTGTGCTTGATTGAAGGCCCATTCCAATACTTGTGGTCGCCAATAATGCTTGGCCAATTAGGCTCAACCTTCCAGCCATCATAGCTGTCCTGTGTCCAAATCGCATTGCCAATCTGTTCATTCGGCGTAGCTGGATTGTCTCCCCAGCAAAGATTATTGGAAGCTGCTTGATTATCCATATGCGAGCCTTGAACGGCTGCCAAATTCAAGGCCACTTCACTTTCTTCGCTGGTATAGCCATCAATTTCTTCGGGGTTACCAAATTGAAGAACGCCACCCTGACTATTGGCAAATCCTAGAAAGCCGTTATCTGCGTTCATAGTTGCCGTAATAACTGGCTCAACAGGATAAGTGCCGCCATTGTGCACCGTAATGGTGTCAGCGTAATATTCAGGATCAGCTGGGTTAGGCGACCATGGAGAAGCAGTGGTGCCAATCGCTGCTTTAGCCTGACTCCAAGTGTATTCATCTGTTAGCGCTGCTGTCTTAACTGAAAATTTAATTGGCAAAGGCAACTCGGACAATTCTTTTGTCCATGTGATTGCAAAAGTCTCCATTCCATTTGAAAATGAGGGAGATATCCCTTTGCCATTAAAGGCAACAAAAAGATTGGTATCTTTAACCCCGTTGACTTTGACTTGAAAAGAAACAATATCGCCTATTTCTAGGTTGCTTGTGTCTAACAATAAATACGGATTGTCTCCCCACTCCTTGGCCGCAACTGTTTGCGGTTCGCCGCTTCCCTTCAGTAGATTAACAGGAACGTCCTTGTATGGCGTGTTGTCAGCCGTCTTCGTGGCTACCGAGTGCGCAATGCCATCGGGGACCATAAATACCAAATCAACTTTAGCAATATAATCAAATGTTCCATCATATTCCTGTGTTCCTTCAAATATTGCATCAAAGTAACGATCTGGATAATTCGATAGTTTCAGTTGCTTTGTCACGTTTCCGCTTAACAATGAAATAAGATGATCTCGCGTTTCAGCAACTGTTAAGTCTGAATTTTCAGAAAGTATTGTGCCTTCAATCGTAATTGGCGTTTTAGCATTGCGCGAATAAGTCAGTTGTTCCCCGTCAGATAGGCCGACCTGGTCGTATTTGTTGTCCTTATATAAAAAAGGCATTGTAATATTTGACACGATAAAATAAGGAGACAAATCCACATCTCCGAATGTTACCGTAATAACTTTTTTCAACTTGTGATGCCCCTTCCTCGTGCTTGCCTTTTGTCACTAATCTTTTGCATCTGATCAAGATATGGATACATTATTTTCGCTACAGATTGTCCATTTATGGTAAAGTCAGTTTCTCTTGTCAGCAAAGTAGCTAACAATGCTTTTATTGATCCAAGCAATGTTTCTATATTGCTGTTATCAGAGTTATTAGTGACTGTGACTGAAGATGCTTGTCCAAGCGATTGAGTCACTTGATTTGCTAGGCTAAGTGCTGTTGCATTTGCTGGAATGTCTTTACCATTGGCGTATTGAGGCAATTTTGGAAACATTCTAGCTGTCATTCCGGCAGGGACAATTTGAGCATGCTTTTCAATTGGTTTAATCACATTACGACCAAATGGAATCTCAATGCTCCCATTAGGATGGAAAATAGCTTCACGGAACGTTGGACCTTTTTGATCGTTAACCATTGCGAGGCCGCCGGTAAAATTAGAATCACCTTTGGCTCGTGTTGCTATGTTTGCTGAACCGCCACCAGCTCGCCCCTGCGTGACATGTTCTTCAACATAAATAGTTTTCAAAACAGATGTTTTGGTTTGTTCAACAAATGAATCAACAGCCGCCTTAGCTTGTGCAGCGGGTTGTGAAGATTCGTCAATGGCTTTCAAAATTGCTTGCCGTACTTTAGACGACACATCGTTCCATATGCCCAAATCTTTTAGGGTCTCTTGTAACGCTGCTCCTGTCTTGGCTTGCGCAATTAATTGCTGCTGTTTAGGCGTCAAGCTATCCCATTTACCTACGTTTGCAAGGGCTTCAATTGTCGCACTATTGGTTTTGTTAATTGCCCATATCTGAGCTTCCTTCCAGTCAGAGACATTCCACTGATTGTTAGCAACCATGGCGCTTGCTACTTGCTCTTTAGCATTTGAAGACAAATGTAGATCACTCTCAATCCACTTCAAGTCGTCCCACTGCTTGTTAGCAGCTAGGGCTTTTGCAACCATGTCTTGAGCGTTTGTTGTCATTTTGCCTTCTCGTAGCAAAAGCTGAATAGCATTCCAGGTCTTGCCACTTTTTACAGCCTTCTGAACTTCTTCAACGGCATTGGTTTTAACTTTGCCATCCTTGTCAGTCAGCTTAAGGTTGTTCCAACTTTCGGCAGCCTTTTTAACATCACCAGATAAGCCATCTAATGAGACGCTGACGGCTTTTTTTGTTTCATCTGCTGCGGCCTTAGTTCTGCTGTTGTACGTATCCCAGGCTTCAGCCGCTTGCGTAGCAGTAAAGCCATACTGTTGTGTCAGCTCCGAAATAATTTCAGAATGTGACTTACCTTGTGCTTTAGCAACTCTGATATAGTCTCCGCCGAGCTTATCCATCGTTGCAATGTGTTCCCGTTCAAGAGCTTCAATGGCCACGTTTTTTTCAGTTTCAGAAAGCTGTGCATTCCCATTGATTGCTTTAAGCCTTTGCTCATAGCTCGACATCTCTTGGTACGAAGCATCACCAATGGACTTTGCCATTGATGACAATTGCTTTACGGACATCTTGCTGGTTTCGCCTAGCTCAGCAGCAAGCACTTGACGTTGCTGTTTTGCCGTTAATCCAAGTGTCTTAATCTGAGCTTCGGCCATTTCATCCTGAATATTGCCAATCTTAATGCGTTGTTCCGCATTAAGAGCAACGTTGTTGTCGGCGGAATTTTTTAAGATGTCATGTGCTTCTTTAGCATATGACTTCATCTTCGCAATCTCTTTGTTACGAGTGGTTTCTTCTTTGCCGGCCTCTTCTTCAAGAGCAGCAGCGGCTTCGCCACCAATAGCCTTGGCAACATCATCAGCGGCCTTTTTCTGGGCTTTGCTTGCCTTCTGAGCAGATGTAATCATGCCACTAAACGCTGAATTAATAGTCTTTGCATTGCTAGATACGGAACCGGATGCACCAGACATGGCAACGTCAACTTTGCTTTGATATTGCGACATTTCAGTTGCCGCAGTATCGGCCGTTTTGCCGATGTCAGATCCCCATCGCGAAGCACGGTTGGAAGACTCAACCATCTGTTTGCCGAAGCCTTCCCAAGCAACAACACCAATCGTTGCCGCACCGGCTACAGCTATCATTCCAAGCCCTAACGGAGTCAATGCGCTCCCTAAAACGCCTGTTTCACCAGCGGCAACAGTCATTCTTCCGGCTAAATTTCCAATTAAGCCACCTGTATTGGTTGCGGCACCGCCAGCTTTCGTCAAGGTTCCTACAACATTACCCGTTGCATCTGTTAACTGACCCATAACCGTCTTGGCTGCTTGCGACTTAGCACCCAATCCGGCTATTTTTGCAATAAGGCCAACTGATGAGGTACCTAATTTCCCAAGCCCTGTAGTTAATCTTCCACCAATGCTAAGCACTGGGCCCATGGCTGCGGCCAACAACCCCCACTTAACAATGTTTTGCTGGACTTGTGGATTTAGTTTACCAAACCAATTAACAGCATCAGTCAAATCCTTGATAATGGGCTGCACACTAGGTAGAACTTTTTGTGCAAGCGTCATCCCCAAGTTTTCAACATTTTGTTGCAGGACTTTTAACTGATTTTGAGCAGACTTAAGGTTCTTTTCCGATAAGCTGCCCACATAGTTCTTTTTCTCAGCCTTATCAACCTGGCTATTCAATTCAGCTAACTGTTTGCTGTTTTGTGCGAGAATAATACCGGCTTGCTGACCAGTGGTACCAAAAAGACTGTTAAATACAGCTGCTTTTTTAGTCGCACTCATGTCCTTGGTGTGCTGATTGAGTACGTCCATGACAGTGCTCAAGCTCTTGAGCTGACCGTTAGAACCGACGATTTCTTCTTTCTTGATGCCAAGACTGGCAAGAACGTCATTTTTGGTGCCAATATTTTTGACGGCAGTGTTCAAACTGACAATGACTTTACGCAGCCCAGTACCAGCCTTATCTGCTTCTACACCGTTGTTGGACAAAACACCCAAAGCAGATGCGGTTTCCGACAAGGTGAAATGAGCTTGGTGAGCAGTGGCACCAACATATGACATACCAACACCAAGAGACTGGAAGTCCGTTGCTGTCAGATCGGCCGCATAAGCAAGCTCATTAACGGCAGTCTTGGTGTTTCTAGTCATCTTTGCAGTATTGCTTGATTTCATGCCAAATGATTCCAATGTTGACGATGCCACAGAAACAACATCATTGAAATCATCGCCTGATGCCAAAGCACCTTGGAGTTCTGTTTTCATGGCAGCGATAGCTTGTTTAGACGTATAGCCACGTCGTACAAGTTCTTCATAGCCATCAGCAATCTTGCTTACTGATACACCATAATGATTGGAATATTGAATGGCGTCCGACTGCATTTTATTGACGCCAGAAATAGCCTCTTTTGCCGACTCACCACCAGTAGTTAAAAGGTTTTTGATTACCAAAAGTTTATTTTGGAATCCAATAGCCTTGGCTGTGGCTGCTGCAAAAGCTGTAGCTATAGGAACGGTTATGCCGGTAGTCATGCTGTCGCCAAGTGACTTCATGCGATTGCCAATAGCTATCTGGGCCGTACCAAGCTTATTAATTGCACCGGTGACGCCGGTTGTTTTAACACGCATTTCCGCTTCTGCTTGCGCGGTACTGATGTACTGTTTAGCCAGTGATGCAAGTTTTGCTTGTTCGGCTTCAAAATTAGCAGCAAGTCTAGCGGAACTTTTTGTCATTTCGCCTTTTGAAGTCAGTGATCCCTCGTACGCCTTCTTAGATTCAGCTAAAACCTTTGACTGTGCAGCAATCATCTTGGTCAAGCCTTGTTCTTTAGCACTTAAGCCGTCTACTTTACTTCCAAAAGCGTCATAAAAAGAGGCCTGAGCTTTCATCTCAGACCCGAAATATTTCAACTGTGACTTGGCGTTCTTCAGACCGTTACCGAACTTGGTATCATCAAGCCCAAGCTCGATCATCATTTGACCTAATGGTTCTGCCAATTTGTTTCCTCCTTCCTACATTGATTTGATAAAGTCGGTAAGCGAGACTGCCTTTTCTTTTTCTGGTTCACTTTGCAGCAGCACCTCTTGTAACGTCTCCCAATCAGTTTTCATAATGTCATTGATCGTGAACCCCGGAACGTTTGTAACGACCGAACGAATCATTTTGTAGATTTGATTTAATGCTTCTTTTCTGCTGATTCGCTCGCTTCCACTTTTTTTGGGTCAATCCCGAAAAGCTGCTGATTGAAGGTGTTAAATACTTTGTTGAAGTCCCAAGCGGCAACGCCGTCTAAAATTCGTTTCTTAGTTACGCTTTTGTCTTCAAAACAAGAAGCCATAAATTCTGCGTTTTTTTCCATCCAATCTGATTCATCTAGATCAGGAAAGTTCTCGGGAGTTAGTTTTAAGCCTTCGATCAGTTTTAAGGCGGGCACGAATGTTTCTTGAAAGTGCTCAACCTTACCATCTTTATTACGTAAATCAAGTTTTAGCATGATAAGTCTCCTTATTTTAGATGCCGCCCTGAACTCAATCAGCATTGTTTATTTCTGAGGCGACAATTGTATTTTTAAGCAGCAGTTACGGTTACCGCAGTGCTTGCGGTTTTGCTGCCATCGTGTGTTGTTGCGGTAATGGTAGCAGAGCCTTCAGAAACGCCAGTTACTACGCCACTACTGTTGACAGTAGCGACCGATATTTTACTGGATTCATAGCTAACAGCCTTGTCAGTCGCATCTTCCGGGCTAACTGTAGCCGTTAATGCCGTGGTTGCTCCCACTTTTACGCTCGCTGTTGCCGGTGTCAGAGATACCCCAGACACCGTTACAGTTTTGGGGTTGCCTTTAAAACCTGCGCTTTCACCGTGCTAATAGCTTTTGTATCAGACCCGACATATTTAGCAACGTACTCGCCTTTTTGATCACCATTATCAGGTGAACCGGCCGCAGTAAACGTATAGCTATCGCCTTCTGGTGCCTTCTTATCAGCCGGATTTTGTGTATTCAAGGTCTCTTTGTCCTTGGCAAACTTGCCGCGGAAGAATCCTAAATAAGCACTATCCCCTTGAAGATTTTCGGCTTCTAGCAGAACACCACAATATGGTGGGTTCGTGTCATTACCCACATATGTGATACCAGACTCAACAGTTTTCTGTCCAAGGATAATCGCTTCTGAATCTGCTGGAATGTCGATCAACGTAAAGTCAACAGAAACTTCACCAACACCCTCTTGAGAAATCCAATACTCAATGTCCGATGCAGCAACCTTCAGAGCGTTGCTTGACAATCCAGAAATTTCGGCAGTAATGGTACCGCCTTTGTTGGTATCCCCTTGAACAACGATTGGTTCTCCCTTTGGGGCACCTTTAGCGTCAAACGGTTGAATGGTCATGCGTGGAAAATGTACTAAAGTCATGTGATGACTCCTTTCTAATAGTTAGCGTCATAAAGCTGTGTGACAGTTCGATATCGCCGTGCATCGACATACCGTTTTGTGTCACTAAAAAACTCGTCAAGCCCCTCGGATAATTGCGAGAAGCCTAACGAGTACATGTGTTTTTTGATTGCTTGTTGTATCTGCTTACACAGCATTCGATCACCGGATTGCACATCAATCTGGTAAGTTAGCTGTTGTGCTAATTCTTTATCACTGGCACCAAAAGCAGCTGTTGGAGGAGACAACGGTTTGATGAGAACAAACGTTTCCTTAGAAGCTGCCTCTGGATAGTCGTAATACTTAATCGGGTACTGAGATACTAGCGGATCACCACGTATCTCTGTATAAATCGTGTTCATCATGTCTTTCATAGCAGTTTCCTCAATTCAGCCGCTTCTAGCTCTTTCAGCTTCGGCTGCATTTCATCATATGATGATCGAATTTTCCCTATGCCTCTTGGAGCATACGTGCGCCCATTTCGGGTGTACCCAAATTCGTTGAGATGAACTAAGCGCCACCGTTGTTTTGAACCATCACCAGACCACCCAATCTTGATATTGCGAATCCCACCACGAAGCCGTGGTTTGCCCGCAGTAATTTCATTTACTGTTGCGCCAGTATCTCGATAGCTTGCTGCAGCTTGTTTAAGTTCAACAACGGCATATCGTCCAGCGATGGTTAATGCGTTGTTGACATATTTAGCAACTTTGCGATCGCTAAACTTTTGACTTAGCTTGTTTTCTAAGTCTTCTAAACCTTTAACGTCTAAAGTTGCTGTCATTGCTTCGCCCCCAATACCAGCGTAATGAACCTGTTGGCTTCAAAATCATGGCGAACTTCTTCAATCTGCCATTTCTTAACTTCCCGATATCGAGAGTCGTCAATAAACGCTGTCATTTTGTTGTTCGGAATGAATTCACCCTTGGTATCGCGAATAATCACAGTGACGCCCAGGTCAACCTCGTGGCTATCAAGAACTACCTTGTCCTTATTGCTTGGCGAATAGGCATCGCAAAGACAAAAAAACACTTCTTTAGGCTCAATGTCTGTTGGCTCCGGTGAATCACCAACATCTTGAGCATAGAAGTGAATCGGTATTCTTAATTTTCCACTATCAACTTTGGGAGGCTGATACTGAAAACTTGGACGACTAGCCATTGTCATCGTCCCCCTCACCATATGCTTGTAAATTCAAGCCAATAATCGTTGATAGGAAGTTGTCTTCGAAAAATTCAGCCTGATCATTGTAGACATACCTGGTGCGTTCAATGACAAGCTCTTTGAATTGGTTATTGGTGATATCAGACACTCCAGTCATGCGATTAACTGCATCGTACGAGGCCTGCAGCATGTTCTTAAGCTCAGCATCTTCTGACGAGTGGTAAATGCTCATTCGAGCTTTAAATTCTGTCAAAAGCGATTTAACCTGATTATCATTCATCTGGTGTCACCCCCGCAAGTTTCTGTAAATCGGCCTTTAATGCATTGCTTGGGTAACTGATTCTCTTTAAATCAAGATATGACTTCAGCTGTGCAACGGTTGAGTTGCTGTCTACCCCCGCTTCAATGGGGGATACTATTTCCCCAAGCCACCAGCTACAGCATTCGGATCAGCGATTTTCAGTGCGTAGACAAGTGCGGCATTACTATCTGCTGGCGCACCATAGAAGAATTGCTTAGCGGTGAACAGGATTGCGTCCTGAATAGCCAACGTTTGGTTAAAGTCAGAGATGTTTAAGCCACCAGCCATGTATGCGTCATAACGGCCTTTAACAAAAGCAATAGCCTTACCATCTGGAACGTACTGAGATTCGATGATCTGAATGCCATATGGTAACGCATATACCCACTGACCATTAACGTTTTGCATGGTCATTGCACGCTCAAAGTCAAGCGAAGCACCCGGCTGTACAACCAAAATGGTGTTGCCACGTGCAACTACAGGCTTGCCTTTTGCATTCTTGGACAGAGCCTTAATGATGGTCATTAGTTCAAACTTAGCCGTGTCGGCATCTTTCAGAGTTACGGTGCCCGCATCAGCCTTCACTGGGTAGGTTGTCACACCAACGGATGTGGCACCTTTTGACGGATCGCGATCAAGCCCAATTGGCTTGCTGTTACCATCACCATCAACAAATGCTGATTCAGATGCGGCCGCAAACGCTTCGGTGATTTGGGTAGTAACGTATGTGCGTACCCATGCCGGACCGAATGAATCAAGATCATTAGGCAGCACAACAAATGCTGTCAGTTTGCTCATCTCTGCATCAACAGACGTGAACGTAGCATCAAGCTGCCCTTGAATGTTGCCGAAAATCTTGCCCCATACAGCGGCACCTTTAGCATCAGATTTCCAGATTTTCAGGCGCACACCGTTGTTCTGCAAACCAATCGCTTGCAGCAGAGGGTGATTAGAAGTCATATCTTCGAAAATCTTATCCACAGTGGTTTGCGGAATAAGCTGGTCGTTTTTGAACCCAGTATCAGTCGAGATATCATTGAAGAATTTAACTTCATCTTGTGTCATCTTCACATCACCGGTGTTGGCTGCAATGATGCTGTCGATTTCCTCTTTGGTCTTATTCTTCAGATTTTCTTGGAAGCTGTTGAGATCAGTGGACAGTGCGTCCATCATTTCACCAAACGCCTTGCCTTGGGCTTCAGCATCACCACCACTTTTGACAATGTCTGCGAATGCCTTTTGTTTTTCCGCAAAGGTATCTAAATTCTTAAAGCTCATAGTCATATTTTTATGACTCCTTTCGTATTAAAAAAGGAACCCTGCAAACTTGCTTTGCTTAGGTTCCTTATGAGGGTTTAATTTGTTTGCAAGCTTTTCTGCTAGTTCATCAGTGTCGACATTTAGAACTGGATTACTTTGCTTGTCTTTGATTTCTCGATACTCCTTAAGGGCATCAACGATCTCTTTTGTCAGCATCGTTTTTGGGCCTGCTACCAAGGTAGGCTGTTCCTCAAACATAATTTCATCAACAAAACCAATATCTTTGGCCTGTTGTGCTGACATATACGTCTCGTCTGTCATTAGCTTGAGCATCTCATCTGCTGTTTTACCAGTTTTTGATGCATACAAGTTAGCAAATTGTTTATCTTGCATTGAAAGAACATCACTGTACTTGTCAAGATCACCGGAGTTTCCAGAAATGCCAGAGACTGACACACGGTGAATCATGAATGTAGCCGTCGGTGCCATCATAATCTTGTCAGCTGACAGTGCTACTACTGTAGCTGCAGATGCTGCCTGACCGATAATCTTAGCCGTTAGAGTTCCGGGATAGTCTTTCAAAAGCGTCGCAATTGAGCTCCCGGCGGTAACCAATCCACCTGGACTATCAATTTCGACTATAACGTCTGAATTATCAGTCGGAAGCATTTCGCGGATCGCGTTTGGAGCTACTAAATCCAGTCCCCATGGCTTCATGACACTCGCAGTCTCATCATCAACAAGCTGAGTGTTAATTGGAATTACTGTCGTCATCATTATCACCTCCCTTCGTTGCTAATCCTGTTGGAATAGCGGGTGTTTGCTGATTTGATAGCCAAATGGCATCGCCACCAGCCAAAGGCTTCAGTCCCTGTGCTTGTCGCCGTTCATTGATCGTTTTCGCATTAAGGTCATCAGTTTCCGGCTGAGGAGAATCTGTGATAGCTTGATAGTTCTTAGTCATGTAGTACACGTCTCCGCCATCTACTGGTTCGTATCCTAGACGAGCACGCACTTCATTTCGGCTTAGGACACCAACCGCTGTGATCTTATCAATCGCTTCTGCTTGCTTGAATGGGTCAGGCTTATTCAGTCCCCAAACGGTGACCTTATCTTGATCATATGAAGACTGGCTTACAGCCTTGGCATTTAACTCATCCTCAATTTTTTGATTAAGCGGAGCAATGCAAAAACTCAATAATTCTTGTTGATTCTGATCAACTTCCGCCTGTGCGCCGTGGATCAATGCTGGTGGAATTCCTAGAATCTCTGCAACGCTGTCAACTGCCTCTTTACGTGCAGCAGTAATGTCAGAAAATGCCTGATCTGCGCCACTATACTGGCTCGAAACTTCGTCGTACTTAATACCCTTTTGTAAAGGCACAATTGCAATGTCGTTGTCTCTGAATGCACTAAAGAGCTTATCAATGAATTTCTGAGCTGGATTCTCTTTCTTATTGCCATTCGTATCATCTTTAGGCGTTTGGCTGTCAAAACTTGTAACGCCTGAGAAATCCACCGTTGCTCTTAGCTGCTTGTTACGCATAGCGAAACTAATCATGCGGCTGAATAAATTAGCATAGTCGGATAACAACTGATTTGTATATGTGGTTAGGTTGTCGTTGTTGTATTTGACAAACCAAACGTCATCCATTCCAAACACACGCTGAAACTGATAGTCATTGACTACCACTCCAGAAAATGTATCAGGATATACCGCCTTGACATTATGAACGTAGCTGTCAGCAATCAGTAGGTCGCCTGTATCGTCCTGAACGACCAGCACTTCATTATCTGTAATGAGTTTAAAGATCAGTTCCTGCCAAAAGCTCGTTGCTGTTTGATTATAGTTTGGTCGGACATTTAGCTTGTAATAAAGCGCATCATTTTTAGTTTTGAACTCGGACTGAGAAACCGTTCTGGCTAAAAAAGAAGCACACGTATTTAATGCATACTGTTTCAGGTAAACTTGCGTCTGCTGCCCGCCAATTAAATCGAGATCATAGGCAAAGCTGGCATCTTTTCGTTGAGTAAACAGATCAAATAAGTTGAAGTTCACGCTTTCACCTCCTTTCAGAAGTCAAGGTCATTTAAAAACGCCAGCGATTCGCTGACGTCCACATCGGATAACTCATTTACTCGGTACAACGTATATTCAAAGGCTTTAAAACCATCTGTCTTACGACGAGTTTCCTCTTTCTTCTCATAGGACTTGTTTCCGTTCGCCTTGTTTACCTTTACCAGCACGTTCTGTGTGTTCCAGCGAAGCAAAGGGTTATCTCCCCATACAAAACGTCCTCTTGGAAAACCGTCGTCAATTATTGATGCCAATAAACCATCAATAGAAGTAGGATTGTGAATGATGTCAACCTCAAAATTGGCATCTTCGAACATTTTTCGCATAATCTGAGCACGGTAGTTATCCATAACTACCTTTTTTATATCAAATCGATGTGCCATTGCTTGTATCCAATCTAATGCATGTCTAGGATCCATAAGTGGCTCGTCAACAACTTCAATTAGGCCCATTCTTTCCCAGTCGTGAAGTGGAATATTAAGACGCTGATTTGGTGTCGCAATTCTGTCCTTTCGACTGTATGCGTAATATTGATCACAGAAGCCCTTCCGTGCCCACTGCTTTTCAATGGTTACTAATTTATCTCGGTACCTAATCGTTACTGCAGCGGCAATGAAATCTCGTACACTGGCAAAATCAACCGCCCCTATTGCCTCTCTGCCGTCCAAATCATGCGGAATCGGTTGATTGGTTGCTGCAATCTCTTCCCAAGGCGCAACACTACTGTTCATTGACGTGCTGGGATAGTCCATTCTCTTTGTTAAAAACTCCTCACGTCCGCTTGGTGCTTCTACTAATGCGTCGTAGTCTTTCTTGATTTGCCGATAAAGGGTCTTACCATACGATGACAACGGTTTTACAATCATTGGAACGGCTTTTTCCCACTTTTCTGGATCATCAATTTCAGACACATCGTCGATTTTGCAAATCCAAGGAAATATGAAATCTGGTGCAGCCTTTCCACTCAAGACATTGGCTGCTTGCTTTTTCTTAGTATCAATGAAACCATCTCGCACATAGCCATCAGTCCCAATATAAAAGACACGAGGATTTTGCTTTTTGCCAAGCCCTGATAAGTGGACTTTGACATTGCTGTCATTCTGATATTCATGAATTTCATCGAAGATAACGAAACCATCTCGTAAACCATCTTTCGTGTTGCCGTTAGAAGTTCGATATCTCAAAGTAGAATTGGTCTTTTTAGCTTTTATGAGACCGTTTGTCCAGTAGAATGCGGGTCTAAGCTTTGGTCGATTTGATTCCATTACATCGTGAATTTCTTCAACCGATATTTTTGCCTGGTCTTCGCTGTTAGCAACGATTGAACCGTTATATGAAGGTATACCGTTAAATTCTGATATCAAAAACGTCCCTAACGCCGAAATCAATCCGTTCTTACCAGAGCCACGACCCATCATCCACAAAAAGTCTTCATAATAATTGGTACCGTCTTCGTGATACAAAAAAACGAACGCAATCAAGAACTTTTGGAACGGCTGAAGTTTGAAAAACCACTTCTCGCTGAACTTAATGCAGTTCTCAATCTGTTCGTTGTCAAAATGCAGTGTGTCGTCAGATAGCACAGACTTTTTTAGATAATCAACAAGCTGAATACGTTCCTTATTAAACAGCAAGTGTCCTTCTTCATAATCCTTGATGTAATCATCAACATACTTGTTATGAATCAAAGCAGATCATCAGGATCATATCCCGTGCCCTTTCCATCAATTCCAGGCGGAGCGGACAATCCCATGTCCTTGCCAAGTGAAATTAGGCTTGCATTGATCTTGTTCATATCAGCCAAAGCAGGATTAGATTTAGTGAAATGCTGACTGCCATTCTCAATTTCAATAATTGGCTGCTTGATAGCTTCTTTTTGAAGCTTGTAGAACATGTCAACCATTGAAACATATCGATCCACCTTCTCGGTTTCAATTGGATTAGTCTTGTCTATCTGAGACAAGAGCCTGTTTTTAAGCTTATCTAGCTTGTCCATGGATTATCACCTCCCATTTTTGGTATAGGGTACCCCCCCTCGCGCGAAAAAAACGAAACATTTTTGCGGAAGACGAGCCCGTCCACCGGTCCCCGAATTTCAAAATGGCATTGAATTTTTTGACCCGGGGGTCTGTTATTTTACCATCTCTCATCGTTGGCATACGGATTTTTGGGTCTACCCAAACGTTTATAATTGAATCGTCCGTGTCGCTTGTTGTGACAGTCGCGGCAGAGTGTGCGTAGATTGTCTGGATCAAGCGCTAGGTCTGGACGTTCCTCTAGCGTCTTGATGTGGTCAATCTCCAGCGTCATGTCATTGCCAGTAGTCACGCGTCCTTCCGCTTTGCACCATTGACATTCATAGTGGTCACGTTCAAGAACTTGTTCGCGCAATGCTTTCCATTCAGGTGAACGATAGAAGTGTGCACGACCAGCGTGGCTGTGAACATCTCCCGTATACGATGTGTTAGTCATGCCCATCACCCCTCGTGTAATCCAATTGCGGAACTATTCGTCGGTTTCATTCGTTTGCCCAATACCTGTGTACTGATATGGGCTTGTGTCTTCACCGTTAAGGTATTCGATGTAGTAATGCTTAGGCTTGATGTGTCCCTTGTCAGCATTCCATTCGAGATTGAGACGAACTAGCCCGTGATCTGGAAAGCTACTGATATATTTGCCATCAATCCATACGTGAGGCACATCGTTAATGTCATCGAATTCGATACGAACATGCGGAGTGCTTGCGTGCTGCGATGACTGCTCCAGCTTTTGCTGAAAGTCTTTCAGTGCTTTGTCTTGATCTTCAATGAATGGCTCACTGAATCCTGCATGATCTGGTAGCTCAACGCCTTCGATTTTGGGTACCATTTCTTTCTTGCTAATGTATTCAAAGGCGCCGCAATTGCTTATAACAGCCACTTTTGCATTCAGTCTCTGAGACATGTCCGTTTCCATAGCGTCCTTAATTTCATTGTTCAATCCCATGGTTGTTATGAATATATATTCATTCTTATCAGTCAAGTAAACCAATTTTCCGTCCATGTCTATCCCTCCGTGTATTGTTTGATCTTGTCAACCTGCAAGCCGCACCAGCGGTCATGTACGCCATTCGCCTTATACACGGTTACAACGGGAAACGATCGATAGCCTTGTTTCCGGAACCGTTCAATGTCACACTCGTCGGCTGTAATGGTTGACACTGGCATAACCTGCTTTAGCTTCATCGCTGTGTGGCGACATTTCTGACATTTTGGTTTCGTGTAAATTACAGCTTGCATACGTGTTTCTTCCCTTGATAGCTCTTCAATGATTTTTTGCTCGGTTTTGCAAATGTAGCCATAGCTAACACGCTTCATTCCTGACATGACCTACACCGCCAACTCGAATGTATAGCCGTGGTGAGTTTTGCGCTTGCCACGAAGACACTTAGATACAGCGCTCCGGTCTAGTCCGAGGAGTTTCGAGGCTTTCTCTCCACTTTCAAAGAAGCGGTGCTTTCCTGAACTGGTAATAACTAGAATTGGTCGCTCCCTTGATTTTGCCGCGCGTTCGGTGCGAGTGCCGTATGTGTTGTTATACAGCGCCGTACAATACTCAAGATTGTCAACTCGGTTATTGCTTTTATCCTCGTCCTTATGATTTACCTGAGGTATATTTTCTGGGTTCGATATAAACGCTTCAGCGACCAGACGATGAACGAGCTTATGTTCCATGTTCCCGTCTCGCCACAAGTTGACCCTGAAATACCCTTGGCCGCTTAAATAGTCAGCAAGCACCTTCCCTTTTAAGCAGCGTCCTTGCAAATCTACGCGGTCAAGGCTTCTCACCCTGCCTAAGTTGCTTATCTGATATAGCCCCTCATAGTTCTTAATGTTTTTCCAGATTTCCTTTTCGCTCATGATAATCACCTCTCAAACGTAATATATGGCTGTCGTATTGTGATCCGAATATTCGACCAGCTCAAACGTTTTGTGGGCAACAACCCCGAGGTCATCAGTCCAGCGGTCATTAGGTTTTCTCGTCGATACTTGACGCTGAACAAATCCGCCCAGGTCTTTGCTCATCTCTGAATGCAGATGCCCCGTAAAGAGCTCGCGGTTCTGCGCTGTGCCTAACATGAAGCCAAACTCATCTAGGTATTTTGCAAGGTAGTTGTTCTTACCTTTGTCACCATGAGTGGCACCAATGAAGTTGCGGCCTAACATTGCACCTTTGTAATGCTTCAGCGATATATCCCAAGTGATGTTCGGCTGGTTGCTGTAGGCGCGTTTCAATAGACGTGCGAACATATATCCAACTGACGGATCATGATTGCCGGCACAATACATAACCTCACACTCATTGGCGTTCTTAATGATTGCTTCAATCAGTGTCTCGAAGTATTGCTCCATTTCGTTCACAGTCTCGCCTAAGTCGGTTGTTTCGAGCTGTGTGCCTTTTGCTGTGGTCGAGTTGATATTGTCCACGTGAGCTAGATCACCGCCCAGAATGAGCAATATCTTTGCGTAGTGGCCGCGTTGAATGATCTCCAGTTGCCGCTTCAATGATTCGGCATAGACATCAAATGTGTGACCGTTGAAGTGTGTATCAAACGCAGGAATGACAAGATAGCGATCTGATTCCACAAAAATAGGAGCCTTAGCTTGATACGGCTCCTTGTGTGTGATGATGTCATTCATCAATGATTCGTATTGTTCCGCCTCAACTAGCGGTCTAATTTGTATCTTGCTTTGATACAATGTCGCTTCAGGCGTCTGCTTCCAAAAATTGCTTGTGGCACGTACAAGCTCCCACTTGGTATAATCGTACCCGTGAGCTTCTAAAACCTCTCTAGGCGTCATTTTGTGACCCCTGACAACCTTTAGAATGGTTTCACTGGATTGTGTGCCGTCTGAATCGTATTCATTCTTTAGTGGTGTTTGGAACTCGATGCCAAGCCGTCTTGCTTTGCCTTGAAGCGCATCATAGCTAATCCCTAGCTTGTCGGCTGTCTCGCGTCTGGTAAAGCCTTCAGAGGCGAGCTTCCTAATGCCGCTGATTTGTTCATCTGTCCATTGCATCTACTCGCCTCCTGAAATATAATAATTGTGAGCCACATGCAATCATGTGCTGCTCTTTTCATTTTTATTCCTCAGGCTCTCGGACTCGTCCCCGAGAGCTTTTTTATGTGCCTATTATAAGTATTGTGTTACAATGACTTAGTGAGTTCATTCTCACACTTAAAAAGTGATTGGCCTTCGTTTTCCCAGAGCGAGGGCTTTTTTGTTGTACAAAAATAGCACCTCACATGAAGCAAAGTGCTCAGGTAAATAAAAAGACGCCGAAGCGTCAATGCCAAATAATATCAACTTTCCCACCCGAAATCTGTGGGCATTGATCCCCGGTCGAGTCTAAAAACTCGGGTAGTTTAATTGCCAGAGGACCATTCTTTAAATCTTCCTTTGATTCCGTCTATCCTCGCCCCAATCTTATGTGTATTAACTGATTTTTCCGAATCGATTTCTGCTATATAAGTGATCGGGCGGAGTTGCACCGTCCTGTTTCAGCATTGAGTAACCGGTATCAATGCCTTCCCTCATCTGTTGCTCGCATGATTGATGGGCGAGCCGCATCTGCCCCATCATTGCAATCTACTAGCATAATAGATTGGCTTACTATGTCGCGCTAACATAGCAGTTTAATTTATTGACGCTGCAAAACATCTCAATTATCGGCCGTATATCGCTGGTCGGGATTTGCACCCGACATGTTCCCTTGAACAGCCACTAAAGCATGTACCGTCTTTGGTACCGGTTAGCGTCTACCTATTCCGCCACAGCGATTTGCTCGCTCTCCCAGTGTCATATGGGGTCATCGCAAGCTGTGTCCGGTCGCTAAACTGGACAATGTGGCATGTGGGAATCGAACCCGCCTGACTATCTCAGCCAGTCCATTTGCCACGCCTTGCCACAGCTTTATCATCACCATGGCTCGGAGGAAAAACGTGGTGTCTCAGGTTTCTCACCTTTGGCACAATACCATCATAAGGCGGAAAAACAGTTGAAAGGTCTCACAAAGGTCTCATCTCGATTTCAACCAATGGACAAATCTCAGCGAATGCGATTAGCGCTTCTCGTTTTGTTCGATAATACTGGGCTTTTGATAAAAACAGCTTGTCCATTATTTGCTGGTCAGTATATCGTTTGGTTAAGTAAGAACTTGTTAGTATAAGCCGATGATTCGCTGAATCCAGAGATTCAATAGCGCCTTCACAGCACGCTATATAGTACAGCTCGTCAGCGTGCGATATTACCTTGTCCTCGGCTTTGTTGCCATAGCTAGGTGACTTGGGCATGCCGTCCATCACGGGACTTCTGAGCGCTATTTTGGTGCGTTGAGCGAGCCGCTTGTGATGCCAGTAGTTCCCCAAGACCTCTTTGGCGTTTTCAATTGTTTTGTCATGATCAATTGGGCTAAAATATCTCGTTACTCGCACCACTGCGTCCACTCCTTATGGTATAATTTGGTTGGGTTTGTAGGATAAGCGTGCCTTCGTGGTGCGCTTTTGTTTTTTATGATATACTTGCTGTTCAAATAATTCGATTTGATAGACTGAGTCGTCCTGTTAATCCGGGGCGACTTTTGCTATACTACCTTTGGAGATGCTTTCTTATGTGTGTTAACCTTATAAGTTGGGGGAACAATCTGATTCAAGCACCTCCCGCGCGTTGCTTATGTGACGCGCTTTTGGTATACTGCATACGGAGGCCTACTCCTTTTAAATGATTCCATTTGCTATCAATCACGTGTACGTTTGGCCTCCATAGCGCGTCAATACCCGGCGCGCTTTTTTGATGCTTTAAACGTGCGCTCAACATGTGCGTTTGCTATACTGTCATTGGAGGCCAACTCCTAATCTTTAATTTCATTTACTCTCAATCGTACGTCTGGCCTCCGGCGCGTCCCTCATCAGACGCGCTTTTTTATTTGCTTTCATGAGGCCAAATGAGCTCCCATGGATCAATCCCAGCTCCATATGCGATTTTATCTAAGGTGTTAAGTGAAACACTGCCCTTACCAGAGATTGCATATTCAAGCGTGTTGATGGGTATCCCGATCTCTTTTGCATATTTGGCTTGTGTCATGTTCAGATCGTATATATTCTTCCTAAGGTTTTCGGCCAATGCTCGTTTGCTGTCCAAATCATTCATCTCCTAATGTTTTACCCAAATGCGGCCTTCCAAAGTATCTTTACAGCCCAGCAGCCCACAAGAATGAAAATTGCTGTCGTGAATGCACAGCCCACGAAACAGCCACCAAATATTCCAACCTGTGCAATCCTTTCTGACTTAGATTGACGGTTATCAGTCATGCGATGCCTCCTATCTCAATGACTGAATTAGTGAGTAAACAGGTGACAGTGCTGAGGAAATATCTTTTGCCATGAGCAATAACATTAAGAATGAAAAAAATGTTGTAATTACGCCGGCAATAACATAAACCACTTCCTTATCGCTTAAAAGACCATCTTCGTCTCGTGGCTCACCTTTGAAAGCAATCATTATCCTCCATGTGGCAAGAACGAGTATCAGTGCAGCTAAAAATTCAAACCCTGCCCGTACCCAGCGATTTATTGCATATTGCTGCACGATGACGTTCAGCGCATTAGGTAAGTGTGCCACTCCTTTATTCAATAAGCGGAGCAATTCTTCAATTTGTTTATCCATTTACTTTCCCTCCAATAGCTCCGGATTCTCGTGCACGTTGCCAATAACTGATATACTTGACGAAATTACTGATAATAAGACATATTTAACGCAGAATGAGCCTTGCTTAAACTTGACCTCATATCTATTCCCTAACATCCCCCAATATTGAGATGTAACTTCAACAATATCGCCTTCATAGATTTTTTTGCCGTTCGCGTCTGTCAGGCCGGTAAACCGTTCAAAATCAACTAAATCGTTCAATTGTTCCAAACTAAAGGTTGATTCTTTAGAATGAATCATTTGTTGAATCGTCATAGGCTCAACATAGTCGTCAGTTTCGTTTCCTGTTTTTATCCACGCTCTGAACTTAATCTCTCGTTTCATTTTTCCGCCTCCGGTACGTCCTGACCTGACCAACTGTAGTATGCGATCTTGTTTCCTTTGCTATCAAAGATTCGTTCGCCATCAAGGGGTTCGTCCTCTTCTGGTTGAGACACTGCTATTTGCTCCATCAAATAAGCAGCATATTGGCTCGGATCGGGCATATCATCATCGCCTATGTCGTCCTCAAACTCAAATTTCTGAGAATCGCATTCTTTTTTGTACAATGCTACAGCCTCTTGATAAGAAAGACCGCTGCCAATAAGGCCATTTTCGCCCGAATAAACACAATACCGTTTCATTTCTCCGCCTCCAATTTCACGATTTCGCCGGTTTCCTCAACGCGCCAGATACCTAGCACCCATGCAGTAGCAAAGGTGTTTTGATTAGCAAGTATCCATGCCAATGCCTCGCTAACCTTGTGTCCGTTTTTGGCCGTGTCCAACACGCAAAGCAAATTATTTTGCCCGTGTGCTGATCGCAATATCTCTCCCACCGCTTTCGGAATCACCGGCAGATCATCTGGCAAGGCATTGTCATACACAATATTCAATGGTGTTGTGATATTTACACGGGAGTTTTCATCATACATTTCAATGTCTTTCACAATTAGTTTCTGATATTCATTGAGTAGCTGTCCGAACACTTCCCGCTTCGTCTCATTGCTCATCGTCAGTCACCCCCAGAAAATCAAAGTCATGTGTAAGAGCTGGTAGTGCTTTTTCAATTGTCTTCTGGCCGTAGGCGTCTAAAAGATAGCTAACTTGATTTACACCGTCTGTTCCTTGTTCGATTGCCGTCAATAGCAAGTCAATATCAATATCGTTACTACACTGAAGCACAACTGTTTGGTGACTCATTTCACTTGCCATCGTCAGTCACCTCTTCTTTCTCGCAGTCTTGCAAGCCGTAATGCTCGATCTCTGCTTCGGTGAACTGCTGGTTGGGTATCACGTAGTCTTTGTTGCTTAAATACGCCCACATCAACATCACTGATCCATCTCGTATCTTCGACCAATAGTGCTTATCATCACCACTCCACTTTTTTGGCACCTTGACGTTGTATTTCTTCTCCTTTGCCACGGTGTAGCCGTTGACGTAAGCCTTAATAAGCAGGCTTTCCTCGCTGTTATAAGCATCAGTATAGCAAGAAATATGGGTTGCTGGGATGTCACTTACACGCGCTTCTTCAACGATTTCGGCTTGTTCCTTGGTTAGGACTACCTTTTCAGGCTCCTCAACGAATGTGACAACGTGGCCGCCACGGTTGTAAGCCCATGATCTAGCTTTTTGTTTATCCGTTTCAAAATGGCCGACCGCTTTATTCCAGACGGAATCACCATCATCACTGAATGAAAGAAACTCACCTTCATCTGTCTTTACCGCGTACAGTTTTTCTTCGCTCATTTTTCTTCCTCTTTTCGATATACATAGTTATTAATATGATCGGCCAATTGTCCCAGTGGGATATCGCATTTATTTAATGGCACAAGCTTGTAGTCTCGTCCATCAAGCATGACGCCTATGACCTTGCCAGTCTTTTTGCTGATGTAGATGTCATCGAACGTGTCGTCTCCAGTTTTCATTGCTCGGCCTCCTCAATTTGAACGATTGCTTTAAATATCGGCAGTATTTGCTGTGGGACTACTGCATTCCCTAAAGCTTTAAGTCTGTCCAGCCCTTCGGAAATCCCATCATCGTTTCTTGGAATTCTGCGGCTTGTACTGGAGAGTACTCGAGCGCCTGAAGCAAGTATGTGTCGCGCATTGTTCCAGCGTGCCGTTTGCCCTTCTTCGGCATTAGTCCTCTGTGCAGGCTCCCGATCACGTCCGCTTTGTTTACCTTTTTCCATGCAAACCCGTCGCTTGCTGTCGGCGTGGGCAACAATGAATGTCCTAAGCCTTTGATGTGGGGCGCCAACGGCCAAAGCTGGAAGTACAAATGACCGCGCTTGGTATCCCGCGCCTTCCAGGTCAGAAAGCGTTCTGTCGAGTTCCATGTTTGCGAAGTTAGCAACATTTTCTCCAATAACCCAAGTTGGCCAGATTTGCTTGATAATTCTAAACATATCCGGCCAGAGGTCGCGGTCATCTTCCGTGCCTTTTCGCTTCCCGGCAATACTGAAAGGTTGGCAAGGAAATCCTCCGGAAACAATGTCAATTGAGTCAGGGCTGATTCCTGCATTTGTGAGTTCTTCTCGATCAAGCTTTGTCACGTCCTTAAAAAGTGGCACATCTGGCCAGTGTTTTTTCAAAATCATGCGCGGATAGTCTGCATACTCACATAAACCGGCCACTTCAATACCAGCCATTTGTTCAGCCAATGCGATGCCACCAATCCCTGCAAATAACTCTAGCGATCTCATCGTTTTCTCCTATTTCCAAGTGGATAGCCCCTTATGTCACTGCTGAATGCCTGCCTGATAGTATTAGAATCTGCTATCCAAACCTCATAAAGCGGCTCGTTGAAACCGTTTATTGCGCCAATGTATCTGATTATTATCCCAAAATCATATTTGTTATGCTTTGCAAACATCTCCGGCGGTGCTTTTACATAGACAGGTATAAGTTTGCTTGGTTCATGATGTCTGTCAGTTTCTACTTCAGGTCTCATTGGCCAGCCTCCTAAAGCTGCTCTTCCGTGAATAGCCCAGTGTGATAGTCATATCTAGCAATCGTAATTGGTATCTTGTACCTGATCATGAACAGCAGCATTCGAAGTCTGGCATCGGTGGTCAAAGTCGCGTCTCCGCCTTTAACGTCAACAACTTTTGTCAATTCGTCACCGTCATAGAAGCAGTAGTCCGGTGTATATACGCGTGCTGAATAACGTTTGCCATTGATCTTGAATGCCGACAAAATCTCAAACGATTCCTGAATCGTTACCTTCTGTGGCTTGTTGCGTATCAGCATGTAGTAGGCGCCTTCTGCTTTGCTTGCAAATCGAATGCCATCAATTACGACTGGCTGCGCATTGTATTTGCCTCTGCGTCTCTTGCGGATAACCATGGCTAACGACTCACGATCTCTTCATGCCCGTTGTTACGGCTTGGCAACTTGATCTGGAAATCTTCAGCGACAGCTAAAATAAATGACCGTGACTTTCCAACACGTTTTGCAACCTCTGTTAGTGTTTTGCTCTTGCTTGCCGCCTCAGCAACTTGTACTGCATACTTCTTACGGTTAGCTTCCCCACGTTTGTTTACAGCCTTGATACTGCTGATCAGCGCCACTGACGGCATGCCTGGATTATCAACACCGGCTACCGCACGTTTCTCGACAATCTCTTTCTTTGATACAATGATCCGGTTGTTGAACTCTTGCTTCTCTATTTTTGAGAATGCTTCGCTTTCAGAAATGTCTATCATTGCTGAATTTTCGTAGCGCTTAAGCAATTCAGCCCTGAAGTCGCGCCACACTTTGTCGCCCTGCTTGTATAAATGTACTGTTACTTGTGTCATGCTTTCTTCTCTCCTTGCTTATCAGGCCTCAGTTCGTCAAGGCTAACGCCTAGAGCGTCTGCAATTCGTATCATCGTTGAAAATGACGGATCTTTGATGCCACCGGATCTAATCATGTATAAAGTTGATGGGTTGTTGTATCCTGCTAAATCAGCTAATTCTGGGATGCTAATTGATCGATCATCTAAAATCTTTTGAACAGAATCCCACATATTGTGTCACCTCTATATGTTTAAGTACAGCATGTTGTAAGGCACATACATTTTTGATATACTAGATTTACAGGCTACTGTAATGACCTGTAATAAATTAGATGGGGGGACTATTGATGGCAAAAACAAAGTCAAGCGTTCGCGGAACGCAACGGAAGAAAATTGTTGTTGTAAAGCCGTATATCAAGTCTAGCGGGACTCACGTTGACGGCTATCGGCGTTCCACGCCAAACTAGTTTTCACAGTCATGCTTTAATTACTCCTTTAGGGTCTAAGGTTTCCCTGAGGGAGTTTTTTGTTATTTTCATTAAAATGGCAAATCATCATCTTGGATGTCTATCGGCTGGCCATTATTAGCAAAAGGATCCGTGGTATTCGCTCGCGAAGCATTTGGAGTCGTTTGACTCGTGTTTGTGGTCTCTGTTGCTGATGCATTAGCCATTTGCTGTGATTTAGGGCTGTTCTGAGACGCCTGTCGTGACTCAAGCAAAGCAAAATTATCAACGATTACCTCGGTCACGAACACTTTCTGCCCTTGCGCGTTATCATACGTGCGCGTTTGGATATGGCCTTCCACACCAACCAAGGATCCTTTTTTGGTGAAGTTTGCAAAGTTCTCAGCCGACTTGCGCCAGATCACACAACTGATAAAGTCAGTTTCACGTTCTCCGTTTGAACTGCGGAACTGGCGATCAACGGCCAGCGTGAACGAGCCTACCGCCGTGCCACTTTGTGTGTAGCGCAAGTCAACATCTCTTGTCAGCCGGCCTGTTAGTGAGACACTGTTTAGCAATATGCTTCCTCCTAATTCTTTTCGCCGAGTTTATTGAGCTGTTCAAGTTGTTCAGCCAGCTTGGCACGCTGTTCGGGCGTCACTTCATGCTTTGGCTCCTGATATCCAGGCTTTAACCAGTCAGGTTCTTTATCAACGCGCTCTGGCTTGCCGTAACGGCGCTGAGGTTGATTCGTTTTGCGTTCGCTATCGTTTGCATCGACAGCAGCAACCGTGAGAAGACGCTTGCTCTCCCAGTTTTTCAAGATGCCGTTGACGTACTTGTAGTTTCTGACATTGCTTTCAACTGCAGTCCGCAACGCATTTAGAACTAGCTTCTCAGGTTCAGGTGATCCTGCTTTTCGCATGTCATCAACCCAATCAACAAGGCTTTCTCTGGTGAACGGTGATAGTTGTCCAAACCCGTTGCCTTCCCAGAAATTGCAAATATCAAGAATTGATGATGACGACGATGAGGGTTCTTCAGTAGGCCTCTCTGCTGCCTTTACTGGAGCAGTAGTCTGTTGTCGTTTAGTTTTATTTACTTTACTTTCCTTTACTTTACTTTGTGTATTAATGTCATCATTAACCCCACTTGAACTGGAGTTATTGTCTGCATTAATCCAATACAATGTTGGTTTTTGCGATTTTCGTCTTTTGGTGGCATCAGTGAACGTTTCTTGGATGCGCTGACTGGTCAAAACGTTGTCCGACAGGAACAGGTCTTTATTGAAAGTCCCATACTCAGTCAGACGTTTGACCACTAGCCCCACCAACTCACCAGTCGCACCACTGACACGATTGACAAGCTGGTTTTTAGCTAGCTCGGTCCACTCGAGGTAATAGCCTTTGCGGTAGATCGCCGCGAGCAGATAAATGAAAATCAAAACACCCTTTGGTCCAAATTCACCGGTAATTGCCTCTGTCTTTTCGTTCGTTGCAAAGTCAACATCGAATGGAAAGTAATCAAGTCCTTCTTTTACTGGTCTTGCCAAGCGATCATCTCCTATTCAATAAGATCGTAAAGACTAATGATCTGTTGGAGATGCTTGGTAGCACGACAGTATTCGCAGTGCTCACATCGATGGGGTTTTTCCTGTCCGTTTTTAACTGCTTCAATCCGTGGCTGAAGTTCCTTCACCCTTTCCAACCAATAATCGAGCAAGTCTTGCGGAATTGAGACAGCAGCCTTATCAGGTGGATCTTGCTTCGAAACTGCGATGATCACCGGCACCGCCTGCACACCGTACTGCTGTCGGACTAGTTCTTGGTAAACGGCCATCTGGAGTGAATAGTTATAAGCTTCAATAAATGAGCCGTAACGCCGTTCATCAGGCAAATAGAAGCGCTTGTTGATGTCCATGGTCGTCTTTAGATCGGAAAAGTATTTATGATTTGTTGGAAGACAGTCAAGTTTGCCTTTCCACATCACACCACCAATCTCACCACGTACAATGACTTCCTTCTTGCCCTGATAGAACTCTTTGAACATTGGGTCCGTTCGGAGCGTTTTAATCATGGCATCAGCCATTTGGTATTCCTTCTTAAGCTGGCCTTTTGTGGCACCACGTGTTGAGATGATCTCTGGATGCTGTGCTTTGAATTTTCTGTGAGCATAACGGCTTTGAAAGTAGCTATGAAGATAGTTACCGACAAGTAAGGCCGTTGGGTCTCGCTTAGGTTTCCATTCACCTTTCATTTCAGCCAGTGCTTCAGCCTCGCAAGCCATGAACTTTTTGAACCACGTTGGTGACTCGTACTGCCAATCCATGCGATTGCTGTAGTAGTTCCTACTTGTTAGCTTGGCCTTGGAAGAGATTTGCGACTTCTTTGTCTGTGACTGGTTGATGTTCAGATCGTTCTGCTTGTTCTGACTCTCTTGGTTCGTCCTGATCGGCATCTGCAACATGCTTTTTATCCTCCTTCGGTTTGCTATCAATCAAATCATCAAAGTTAGGTGTTACATCTCTTGGCTCCGAGTTATCGTATTCATCAGCGGTGGTGTCGTTTACGGCTCCAAGCAACAGATCATTGTCTGAGCTGGAGTTGATGAAAAACTTGGCAGCACGATTAAGCACCGTGCGTTTAGCCATTTCTTCAGGGAATTCTTGTTGTACCTTCTTGGTCTTCGCATGGCTCCAGCTTTGATCAATCTGTTTTTTTGTCATGATGGTGAAATTCTCGGTGCCGTTGTTGTCAACAATCACCGCAAAAGCACCGGCAATTGGATTATCTTGGTTTTCAATGCGTGGCTCGAAGACTTTCACAACCGTGCGTCCCCTATCAGAACCAATTTGAAAGTTGTCGCCTTCTCGAACAACTTCAGCCCAAACGTCTTTGACGTTGTCAAGCCTTTTCAAGATTGCTAAGCTTCCGAAATATGAGCGCATCAGTGTTAAGTCTTTGCCATAAGGAATAAAATAGACCTGGTTCTTCGCAGGGCTTAAACCCTGAATAACCATATTGAGCAACGCCTTTGCCTGTGATTGTGGGCTTGTTTTGTCTAAAAGCGACGGGCCCTTGCTATTATCAGATAGTGTTAGCCAAGCCGAGTTCAGGGCATTACTGGGACTATAATTGGCCGGAAGCTTCAAGCCCTCATTCTTCTGCATTTGAGTGATACGGTTGTTCACGCTTGCTACAATTTCATTAGCCATGTTCAAATTCCTCCTAGTAGTCGGCGGCAATCGCTACACCGCTGAGTTCGTGCAAAATATACTTTCGAATTTCGGCAGGATCATCTTTTATCGTGTCGCCTTCTGGGCCAACGTTCGCGATGATTTCATCGCCTGAGTAAATCGGATCACCCTTCCAATCAATGCGGACTTTTTTTATATCCATTTCACTTCGCCGCCTTCCGTGATAAACTAGGAGTGAAAATAATTTTGCTTAGATTTTTGCTTCCCGTAGTTGGCGCTACGGGATTTTTTTGTGCGCATTTGTTGAGCATCCGTTGACTAAGTTCGAACATCCAAAGCCAACCGCTATCTCCGTGGCTCTTGTAAATCACGTTCTCGGCTTGATCATGAATGTCTTGCCAATATGCCTTCGTATCACGCATAGTTCTTCCTCCTAACGTGTCCATTGTTTCCAACCTCCTGCTACCGTGGCACCGATCATGATGCCAGCCATAGCTACAAGCAGATACTTCCAAACGGCCGATGATGGGTTGAACAGCACTGACATGATTGCTTCTAACATCGTTAGTCCTCCGTGTATGTTTCCATGAACTTGTCAACTGCCTTTGAGTACCAACGGTCACGAGACTTGTCGCTCTTCTTGTGACCATCATTGCCAGATTCGTATCGTGGCATGCCTGATTGATATGCAATACGTTCAAAGGCGTCGGTACCAAGTGATAGCTTCAACTTTGCACTTAACTCGCCCTTGTTCATTCCGTGGCCAGGCAAAGCATCTTCAACAGCTTTGTTTACCATCGCCTGAACCACTGGCTTAAGATTGTCTGCAAGATGAACTGCAATGAGTTCAGCAAGCTTGTCGTCCTCATTAACTTTCACCGCTACATCCATGCTTTCACCTTCTCTACAGGTCTGATTTGAGACTTCAATGAACCAATTAGACTTTCCAGACTTTCAACTAGTGATTCACCTGAATCGATGTATGATCTGATCTTGCTCACATCGGTTGGTGTGAAGTGATCACGTCTTTTAGACATCGCCGGTTCTGCTCGTTCTCTAGCCTCTTCAAATTTCTTTTGGGCCATTTTTTCGTGGAGATAAACAACGTATGGATCGTCAGTATCAAGATCATCAGCGAATACTCTTAATCCAGTCTGATATTCGATCGCTGCGTTCAAAAATCGATCATTGCCAATTGCAAGTGCCATGGGAATCAGCTTATCGTCTGGTATGCCTCTTGCTTCCCAATTGCTGACAGCGGCTTGCGTAACGTGCATTTTCGCAGCCAAGTTCTTACGAGTTAGGCCCTCTTCTTGAAGGCCTCTTGAAAATTCCTGAAAGATGTTAATTGCCATAACCACACCCCTTCCAAATGTGTACCGCCGATGTAGTAGTTTCACAGCGATATATGCGATGATTAAGCTGTAGCAAGGTAATCAATCATTTCGTTCCTTGCGCGTTCCCTTTCAGCACTGATTGCCATTTCGAGCATGTCATCGTCCATGGTTTCCCAAAAAGCTTTGGGCTTATCATCGCGGTAGCTCATCAGCGCTTCGATCATTTGCTCTCGATCCATGTAGCTCACCTCCTTAACTTGAAAACTGAATATTGTGTGATTGCCTCCCGCCGAGTGCGATAATTGCATCGAAGGGAGGTGATTAATGATGCAACGCCAGTTTGTTTCATCAAGCCGGATTCGTAGCGTAGGTTGGTCGAATGACACCCTTGAAGTAGAATTCAAGGACGGTGCTGTTTACCAATACCACGACGTTTCAGCAGGCGAGTATCAAGCGTTCATTCGCTCTAGCTCACTCGGCTCTGCTCTGTCACGATTAGACAAGGTCCATCCATATAACCGCATCTAGTCTTTATGGGTCTCCGCTGGCATGAAGGTGTCGGTGGAGACCTTTTTAATCCCATCAGCGTCAATTTCAATCCGCTGGTATGGATTTCCTTGTTCCTGCAATATTTCTGCAATGCGCAATGCGTGTTGCTTAAGCTCTTCGTTCATTTGACTGTCTCCTCTCGCTGGGCGGAATTATGTTTACTTAAAGTTGACTGGTATTCCAAAAAAATAAGATCCGGCTTCGTTTTTAATGCAGTGGCAATTTTAAATGCCAATTCATAGCTGACACGGCGTTCTCCGCGTTCGATCAATGAATAATATCCTTTGCTAATGCCAATCATATTTGAAATATCTTGCATTGTAAGATGAAATTCCTTGCGGCGTTCTTTCAGCTTTTCGTTCAAATGATCACCTCCTAATCAACTTTATGTAAACACTATAATCTACAATTAGTAAACTGTCAACTAAAAAAGTGAACTTTTTTTAAACTTTGTTGAGTTTACAATTTGTATACACTATTCTATTCCTATGAGGTGATATGATGAGCTTCGGAGAAAGACTAAAAGAACTTAGGAACGAAAAGAAGATGACCCAATCTGATGTCGGAAAAATTATAAATGTAAGCAAAGCGTCTGTTTCTTTATATGAAAAGAACGAAAGAACTCCTGACCAAGATTCTATTAAGAAACTAGCCAGTTACTTTAATGTTTCTACCGACTTTTTGCTTGGAGTTACTGATGTTCGCTCAAAGCCGGAGCAAATTGACATATCAGATTCAAAAAATGACACCATCATGACTTTTGAAGGTCGCCCCATTCCGCCTGAAGATCTTGAGATAATCAAGAGACTTCTTCGAGGTGGCAAACATGATGACTGATTTTACTAGTGACATGCTGAGAGAAGTTTTAAACTACGGCTTTGACCGTGGAGTCGGGGCTGAGCTGACATATAAGCTGAAACCGTACACTCCGTCAGTTTCCAATCCTGAAACACGTTGGATTGCGGTTAATATGAACTGGCATAAGCCTAAGCAATTGCCTTATCAGGCTGCACACGAAATCATGCACGTTCTACATCAAGATCCAGCTTGTCTGTATTTCTATTCAGCATCAAAGAATAGTATTGAAGGTGAAGCTAACATAGGAGGAATCCAGATTCTCGTTCCCTTATACTTTGCTGACATTGATGAGGAAGACGCCAACCTGAATCGATTCATGGAAGCCTTTGGCATTCCATCACCAATGGAAGATGCTGCTTCAGAAGCGATAAAAGATTTTTATATATAATTAGTTGTTAGTCCAGATGCGGAAGACGGTAAAAGCTGACACCTAGGAGGACATATCATGAAAAAACTGGTATTGATTGGAGCCACGGTTTTAAGTTCAATAGCTTTGGCTGCATGTGGTAGTTCGAACACTGCAACTTCAAAATCTTCGCAAACGTCAAAATCTTCTGCAGTGAAGGTTTCAAAGCCAAAATCACAAGAGTACCGTTTCAACAATAATGTTGCTGAAATTCGAGATGTAAAAGTTGAAATAACCTCACAAAAGGTCATTCCTGCTGGTGAAGGTACAAACTCTGGAGAGAAACCGCTTTTGGCATTTTGGTATAAAGTCACGAATAAAACCAACAAAGAAATTGACCCAATCTCAGCTTGGCAAGCAATTTTTGAAGCATACCAAGATACTAGTAAAACTCAAGAAAACAAGCTTGAAGTTGGACCGTTGCCTGACGAAAAATATTTAAACACACAAACAGAAAATATTAAGCAAAATGCTACAGCAGAAAACGCAGTATCTTATGAGCTAGATGATACTACCACTCCAGTAATACTTAAGGCTCATCAGGGAATTGATGGTAAAAAGATTGGTGAGCAAAAATATGAGCTTAAGTAATACCCGATAACATATCGTAATGGCTATTATGGCTTTAATCAGTCCAAATACTAACGACTATAAAAGCTGAATATTTTGGAGGAAAACGAAATGGCAAAAAAGGTAATGGGCGCTGACGGTAAGGAATATAAGGTGAAAAAGCCTTTTTACAAACGTGTTTGGTTTTGGATATTAGTTATTGTTGTGGTAGCAGCAATTGGCGGTGGCCTCAACAATAAGGGCAAATCAAGCAGCGAATCCACGGAAAAAACCGAAGTTAGCAAAACGGATAAATCATCTTCAAGTACATCAAAAAAGGACAGCGGCAAGATTACTCGAGCAGATTTTGACAACATCAAATTGGGTGATTTGATGGAAAACGGCAACGGTGGTGCTAAATTAGATGATTTAAAAGCCCAGTTTGGGAACCCGTCCTCTACTTCGAGCAGTACCACAAATGGAGTTAAGACTGATCTTGTAACGTGGACTAACGTTGAGGGTGGCTGGGGAGCTAATGTAATTGTTTCCTTCACCGACGGAAATGCGTTCAGCAAGAATCTTACTGGCTTCAAGTTAAGCCGCAAGCAAAAGATTACTTTAGCAGATTTCAACGCGTTCCAGGACGGTACAAAATACGCTGACTTCACCTCAAAATGGGGACAACCCGACTACTACAATGAAAGCCTTATCGGCGGTCAAAAGAATGTTGTGGCCGGTTATACATCAGGTGTAAAAGGTGATCTGGGTTCCAACTTCAACGTGACCTTTACAAATGATGCTTTAAGCGGGAAAACCCAGTCCAATATGAAATAGCCATTTTACAGGCCCCTACTTGGGGCTTTTGTTGGGCACAAAAATAGCCCCGGTGGCGAGGGCTGAAGGAGGAAAAGCAATTAAGCAAAGTTAATAGTTTAATATTGGAAGTATTTCACGAAGACAACAAACCTGGTTGTTGTCTATTGACAATGTCTGAATTGGGTAATAAAGTGAGGGTAAGTTGAAATGCCTGATTTTCTATTCGGGTCGAGAAACCCCCTCACAAATTTGTGAGGGGGTTTTAAGTTGTCCAAAAAGCACAAGGCCATCAAGTTCAGCTCATATAGCAGCATGTTAGAAAGATTGCGCGACAAGGGCCTTTCGATTGACAATCCCGCGTTAGATATTGAGCTGCTAAAGGCGCGCGGATATTACAACCTTGTCAATCGCTATAAAGAACATTTTCAGTCAGAGAAGGATGGATTATTCCCACCCCACACGCACTTGACAGACTTGTATTATTACCATCGAGTAGAAGACGATCTGATTAACATCCTCTTTAAATTTACGATTTCATTTGAACAACGGTTTAAAGAGGCAATGGCCTTCATCCTAGCAAGAGATTTCGGCTTGACGCTAGAAGAGTATCTTGATCCTCTAAAATTTCGAAATCGTAACAAAAGGCAAAAAATCACTCAGTTCATTTTAAAACAGGTCAAAGAATGTTCAGATAATCCGACTGCTTATTATAAAAAAGAGTATCAGCAGGTTCCTCCATGGATCATGTTAAGTAATCTTACACTTGGTCAAACGCGAATGCTCTTCTCAATTTTTCGAATGAAGCAAACTAAATATGTAGTTGGCGAACTCCTTCCCATTCACTCCGATCTATATTCGTGGCGATCTCTTGAGCCTGAAACTTTTGTTAAAGAGAGTCTGTCATTTCAAGAGTTGAGGGAAATAAACAATGATGATGAATTTGACAATATTATTGATAAACGGGGACAAGCCTTAATCGAACTCACAAGAAACATGATAACCGTAATTAAAGACTTCCGGAACACGCTTGCTCATGGAAATCGTTTAATCGGGTTTCGATCACGGCAGCAGCTTAATTTTCATTTTTTAAAAATATTTGTATCCTCAAAAACTGTTAGTGATAAGGAATTCTACAGTCAGCAATTAGGCAAAAATGATCTATTTGCATGTATGATTTCTTTGGTTTTACTAATGGATAAGTTCGACTCTATGTATTTTCTGGATCAATTAGAAGCATGGGAAAAGTCAAATTCATCAACACTAGAAAGTAAAAATGCGTTTAACAAGTTTATAAAAAGCTGCAACTTGCCCATCGATTTTGTGGAACGGTTAAGAGCAATACCGATCGAGCTCTCTCAGAAACAAAAAGACGAACAGTTAAGACGTTGGCAAGAATCTTGATTTTGCTCAGTATTATGTGGCGGCCCCTCGGGGCTTTTATTTTAATGAAAAAGCGAACATACGTTTGAATTTATGTACAAATCAATCAACTTAATAGACAAATTGGAGGTATTATCATGCCAAAATGGACACCATACAAACGCCACCCAGGGGTGTATGAATACCAGACAAAAAAGGGGAAAAGGTTTGGTGTCAGACGAACCTATGATGATGCTATGGGAGAAAGGAAAGAGTTCTCAAAATCCGGTTTCATTCATTGGCAAGATGCTGATATTGAAATCAAACAATTTGAGGCAAAGCTTGCTCGCGGAGAAGTTTCGGGGTCTATGGGTCATAGAATGACCGTTGATCAATATTACCAGCAAATGGCAAAGAGAAAAATCAAAATGGGTATTTGGCGTGAATCGACAGCTAGAGCGAACGGAAACTTCTATTCAAAGTATCTCAAGCCGGCATTTGGCAAAACACCTCTACAAGATGTATCAAGAGCCAAATATCAGCGTTTTCTCGATGAGTTATCACAATCGGGTCTAGCGTTAACAACTGTTCATACTATTGATGCTGTCATGAAGAGCATCATGAATGCTGCTGAATTTGAGGATGTCATCGATAAAAATCGGCTTAGAGGTATGCAGATCAATGGAAAAGCACCTAGAAATAAGGATTTAGAACCACATTCATTTGAGTTGTGGCTAAATGCAGCAAAGATAACTCTGGATAAGTACGAAATGGCCTTGATCATCACTGCAACGCTCGGACTTCGCCGCGGAGAAGTGATGGGTCTTCGAAATGAGTCCATCAAAATATCCCACGATCAAATCAACGATGCCGATGTCGCGCAAATATCGATTGACATGCAACGCAACACAAATGAACTTAATGGCGGCCCACTCAAGACCAAATCATCGTACAGAACCATATGGGCATTTGGCAAAACCGTTGATTATTTGAAGTACGCAATGATTACGGCTGATAATCTAAGGCAAAGGAACCATATTCAAGCTGAGAAACATTGGCTGTGGCTTAACAATGATGGTAACCCGTTGCACCCCACCCATCTCAATCGATTGATGCGGAGAGTAAGCAATGGGTCCGGCGTTGAAGTGTACCCACATTTGCTCAGGCATTATTTTGCAACACAAGCGATTGCTGCCAACAAACCACAAATTGATGTCATGCACTATCTCGGACATAAGAATCTTCAAATGACAGCAGACTACACCCGTTCAACAAAAGCCGCTAGTCTAAATGTTTTTAATAGTATTGATAAGTTTCTTTAA